AACTCCTGCTCTTGATACGTTTGTGACCCCACTAAAGGCAAAGTTAACAGTGGCATCTTCTGGTTCTAAAGATGACATCGGTTTTGGCTTTGGTGTCAGATAATTTGTGACATCTTGAACTATTAATCCTATACCAAGATTAGTAGCTATTGAGGCAAAAATCGTAAAACCTGCTGTTTTTAATGCTCCACCCCCAAACAAAAGACCAATACCTGCTAATAACCCTAAAGCCTTACCTTCGACAACTGGTATTATTTTTATTTCTTCTGCTATTGGATCAAACATATTTTCTTCTGTTACGTTATATCCACCAATATCTACCTTGTAAAATTTATCTATCATATATGTTTCCAACTCTGGGTGATTACAACGCAGAAAACGCATTACCTCAACAGTATTTCTTACTTCGGCCTTCTGTTCTTTCCATCCTACAAAGTCTGCCAGATCTCCATATAGTTTTACTGTCTTAAGCATGGATCTCTCTGTAATGTTTCTATTTTATCTGTTGGCTTAAATTT